AAGCTCACGGGCCGCAGTGGCATATGCTGATTCGCTGCCGCTTAACTCCAGCGAACGGATGCGCAGCACAAAAGCGCGTATCAGTGCCGGGTCAATGGCCGTAAGGGCACAGGCCCATTCACCGTCGGCATACGTGGTGAATGCGGTGTTGTGGGCGGTTGTGTACTGATGCGCTGAACCACATGCACCGAGCATTGCACGGTCTTTGTCGTCTTCCAGTTCGGCAATCAGGGCGGTGAACTCTTCCGCCAGTTCGCGGTTCGCAACGCGCTGTGAGTGTTCGGCTTTCATTTCATGGGTGAGGTTACCGCGCAGACTGCGGAACCGGCTGCGCCAGCTCTGTTCCGCTTCCGCGCTTTCATCCAGCGCGGTCTGCCGTTCCTGTTCGCAGCGACGAATGGCCGCCTCGGTGTCATACAGTTTTTTCATGCTGGCTGTGTGGGCGTCACAGGCCTGCGTGAACGCCTCCAGGGCAACGGCCACGCGCTGTTCATTCTCCTCCCTCTGCTTCTCTGTTGTCGCTTTCATGGCGGCGGTAATAATGTCTGCGGGCTTCATCATTTCAGGCTCTCCGTGTGTGTTGGCTGAGGTCATTCTGCCGTGCACCACACAACGGGGCGATTCATTACGGTTGTGGCAGGGATGGCACAAAAGGGATGTAACCCCGGCTCGCCAGAAAGAGGTCGCAGGAAAACCTTACTCACCGTTTATTTTTTTACTGATAACTGTTCACTACTGTTCACCGGAAATAAAAAGATAAATAATACAGTAAGTTAAAGGGTGAACAGTTGAGGGGTTAACTGTTCACCGACTGTTCACCACTGTTCACCGTCCTGGTTTTTCACTGACGTCATAACTTAGACTTTATTTCGATTAAAAAGAGAAAATGTATAACTAAAATAAATAAATATTGCTGCAATGTAATGCATTGATTTGCATCTGTTTGCCAGCGTTTGCCATTGTTTTACTCTGAGAAAAGTCAATGTTTATTTCCGCGAAAATCAAACATGACCTGCGGAAAAATATAAACATAATAGGGAGCTACCCGAAGCCGGAGGGACACGCCCGGCACTGTATGGACTTTATGAGGTAGCCCGATGCACACCGCTTTTTCTTCTCCGTCTCCCGCTCCTGCCGCCCCGGTGATGCCGGTCTCTGACACCGCTCAGGAACGCTTTATCCGTCTGCCCGAAGTGATGCATCTGTGCGGCCTGTCCCGGTCGACCATCTACGACCTCATCAGCCGAGAGGCTTTCCCGAAACAAATCTCGCTCGGAGGAAAAAATGTAGCGTGGGCGCACTCTGAAATCTCCGCCTGGATGGCTGACCGTATCGCCGAACGTAACCGGGGTTACGACGCATGATGATGGCCGCTCAGCAAAAAGCCCCTTTTTCTGGCTTGCGCCCGTTGTGGGTTTCCTGGTACAGTTTTCGCGCTGTCGCAAAATCGGCAGCCGGGATTTGCAGCCCGTGTAACTCAATGGCGACACCAGACGCGCCTTGCGTCTTTTTTTATGTCGTGGCTCAGACGCACCCATTTTTCGGGCTGTGGTGTTTACACCCTGGCTCCCGTCAGATAATGGTGGTCCGGGCGGGGCAGCCTTCGGGCTGGCCGGTATCCATTGAGGCCGGTACTGCAAACCCTGTCCGGGCCACCACCCATGAGATTTGCAGCTCCGGTGGTGGCGATAACCGCTACTCAATGGAGGTTGCCCTTATGGCTACGCCCCTCACCCCGTCACACCCGCAGTTTGTCTTTGTGTTTGCCGCCGTTCGTCGTGCAGACCGCAAGCCCTGTATCTGTATGCTCCGTACTGTCGCCGGTGATGAACATACCGCCCGTCTTGCCCTTGTCCGTGATTACGTCCTTTCGTTTGCTGGCCGCCTGCCGGTTGCGGAGGTGTGCGCATGAACGAACTGACCCTGACCATCACCCGTGCTGACCTCCAGCACCTTGAACACCTGCGTAATGTCGGCCAGCTTGTCGGCGAACTCATGCTGGTACAGGACTGCACCACCTCCCGTCGCGACCCGGAACAACAGGTACAGCTCGCGTCCGTCATTCACCTGATGACCGCCCGGCTTGATGATGTGGTCGAACGCTGTAACGCGCGCTGGCTCACTGAGGAGGTACGCGCATGAAACAGCCCTTACCGCCCGTCTTACGTGCCGCCCTGTACCGCCGGGCCGTCGCCTGTGCCTGGCTGACCCTGTGCGAACGGCAGCACCGCTATCCGCATCTCACCCTCGATGCACTGGAAAGCGCCATCGCCGCCGAACTGGAGGGCTTCTATCTGCGCCAGCACGGCGAGGAGAAAGGCCGTCAGATTGCCTGTGCGCTTCTTGAGGATTTGATGGAAGCCGGGCCGCTTAAGGCCGCCCCGTCACTCTCCTTTCTGGGACTCGCCGTCATGGATGAGCTTTGCGCCCGTCATATCAAAACGCCTGTGCTGCACTGAGGGAAAAACAATGAACATGAACGTAACGGAAACCGTCAACCAGGCATGCGGCCACTGGCCGCGCATTCTCCCGGCGCTGGGGGTGAAGGTGATTAAAAACCGGCATCAGGCCTGCCCGGTCTGTGGCGGCTCTGACCGCTTTCGCTTTGATGATAAGGAGGGGCGCGGCACGTGGTTCTGTAACCAGTGTGGTGCGGGTGACGGGCTGAAACTGGTCGAAAAGGTGTTCGGTGTGAAACCGTCCGAGGCCGCCCGCAGGGTGAACGCCGTTACCGGCAGCCTGCCACCAGTTGCCACTGAGGTGATTACGGCCACTGAGGCCGCAACGGAGGCTGACCGGAAAGCCGCTGCAACGCTTGCCAGCTCACTGATGGAGAAGACCCGCACGGCCACCGGTAACGCCTACCTGACCCGCAAGGGCTTTCCCGCGCATGAATGCCTGACCCTGACGGCCACGCACAAAACCGGCGGCGTGACGTTCAGCGCCGGTGATGTGGTCGTGCCACTGCATGACGGGACCGGCGCACTGGTTAATCTCCAGCTCATTAACGCCGGGGGCGACAAGCGCACCCTGAAAGGCGGGGCGGTGAAAGGGTGCTCTCACACCCTTGAAGGGAAAAAACAGGCCGGGAAACGCCTGTGGATAGCGGAGGGGTACGCGACTGCGCTTACCGTGCATCACCTGACCGGGGAAACCGTTATGGTGGCGCTGTCGTCCGTCAACCTCCTTTCTCTGGCGAGCCTGGCCCGTCAGAAGCACCCGGCCTGTCAGATTGTCCTCGCCGCCGACCGTGACCTGAACGGAGAAGGACAGACAAAAGCCGCAGCGGCCGCAGACGCCTGCAACGGGGTGGTTGCCCTGCCTCCGGTATTCGGTGACTGGAATGATGCGTTTGTCCGGCACGGCGAAGAAGACACGCGTAAAGCCATTTATGATGCCATCCGGCCACCGGCTGACAGTCCTTTCGCTACCATGAGCGAAGCGGAATTTACCGCCATGAGCACCAGTGAAAAGGCCATGCGGGTGTATGAACATTATGGCGAAGCGCTGGCCGTGGACGCGCACGGCCAGCTTCTGTCCCGCTATGAAAACGGCATCTGGAAAATCATTACGCCGTCCGATTTTGCCCGTGATGTAGCCGGGCTGTTCCGGCGTCTGCGCGCCCCGTTCTCGTCGGGGAAAATCGCCTCGGTGGTGGAGACGCTGAAACTGATTATTCCTCAGCAGGACACCCCGTCACGCCGTCTGATTGGTTTTCGTAATGGCGTGCTCGATACCAGTACCGGCATATTCAGCCCGCACCACAAAGCGTACTGGCTGCGCACCCTGTGCGATGTCGATTTCACCCCGCCGGTGGCAGGGGAAACGCTGGAGACACACGCCCCGCATTTCTGGCGCTGGCTCGACCGTGCCGCCGGTGGCAGACCGGAGAAACGCGATGTGATTCTGGCGGCACTGTTTATGGTGCTGGCGAACCGCTATGACTGGCAGCTTTTCCTTGAGATCACCGGGCCGGGAGGCAGCGGGAAAAGTATTCTGGAAGAAATAGCGACGCTGCTCGCCGGAAAGGATAACGCGACATCGGGCGACATTAATATGCTGGAGGATCCCCGTAAACGTGCCGCCCTGATTGGCTTCTCGCTCATCCGTCTGCCTGACCAGGAAAAATGGAGCGGTGACGGAGCCGGGCTTAAGGCCATCACCGGCGGTGATGCGGTCTCCGTTGACCCGAAATACCAGAACCCTTACTCGACGAATATTCCGGCGGTGATTCTGGCCGTGAACAATAACCCGATGCGCTTCACCGACCGCAGCGGCGGCGTCTCCCGTCGCCGGGTGATTATCCATTTCCCGGAACAGATTGCACCGGAAGAACGTGACCCGCAGCTTAAGGACAAAATCGCCCGCGAGCTGGCTGTGATTGTGCGCCAGTTGATGCAGCAGTTCAGCGATCCGATGGACGCCCGCACACTGTTGCAATCTCAGCAGAACTCGGACGAGGCACTCAGTATTAAGCGCGATGCTGATCCGACGTTTGATTTTTGCGGCTATCTGGAAATGCTCCCGCAGACCAGCGGGATGTTTATGGGTAATGCCAGTATCATCCCGCGTAATTACCGTAAATATCTCTATCACGCGTATCTGGCCTATATGGAGGCCAACGGGTACAGGAACGTGCTCAGCCTGAAAATGTTCGGGCTTGGGCTGCCTATGATGCTGAAAGAGTACGGCCTGAATTATGAGAAGCGGCACACAAAGCAGGGGATACAAACCAACCTGTCACTGAAAGAGGAAAGCTACGGCGACTGGCTGCCGAAGTGCGACGACCCCGCAGCGACATAATCAACATCAGACCGGCAACAGCCGGTCTTTTTCTTTCTGGCCTTCAGCAAAGGGTGAACAATCCACCGTTCACCCTTCACCGTATATTCACCATTTATCTGTATGAAATTATTAATAAAAAATCAAAGGTGAACAGTGTGAACAGTAAAACCAAAAAAAACTATTTATCCCCCTTGTCACCATCGTATTTCGCTGATGTTTGCCCGGAACAAGTCAGAGACGTGCAGAGGTGAATAGTTAACTGTTCACTCTTCACCGACTCATCACCATCTATCTATTTGATATTAAATAGGAAAATAAAGAGGTGAACAGTGTGAACAGTTAAATGCAAAAAAAGTTTTTTTCATCCATTTAAGGAACAGAAAAGTCGCCCTAAGGAAGAACAGCCGACAACTTGGGGCAGACAAGACCGCAATGACATTTCATAATTGGTACACGTTTAGGTACACAACTGAAAGTTGAATTAAATAAAATTATTTAAATTTAATTAGTTACATAATTTATTCAGACTCCGCCAGCCCACCAATTAAAACAAGGGGTTACGTGAAAGCGTAACCCCTTTTTTCATGGTGGTGGCGACAAAATGGCGACAGCAGATAGCCACCACTTTAAATCCTTATGCCCCGCCCCGGCCAAAGACATAAAAAAACCGCACAAGGCGGTTTTTTTTACATCCATAATTGACGCTGCCCTGTTGGTAAAGGATGTGGCGGCGCAGGAACCATTGTGCCTGGCGTAACAATAAAACGCTCTACCGACTCCATCGTTACAAAAGTACAACTGCAATTGATATTGGTGCACTGATGGTAGCGCTCTTTCGTATTCTCACTAAGATAACGACTGGTGCGAGCATGTGCAGCGTGCTGACATTTCGGACAATGGAACATTTTCTTCCCCTATTAATATCAATACAGAGAACAAATAGTATCTCACTGAATCAATTTAGAGAACAAATAATCTCATTATCAATCCTCTTGCTCATCATATTCAACATCCGAAATCTTCACTTCCAGCTCCAGCGCCGTGATATAACCACTGTTATTCAGTGAATGTGTCACCTTCGTAATGATCCACGCCTGCTCATCAATAACGCGCTTGAAGCCCGACACCCGCACAGGCATTTCCGGGCAAAGGTCGGCACGACCATAAGCCAGACTCACCGAAAACTCCGCCACCCCGCGTTGCAGTTTGTCCCATTTGGCCTGAGCCGCCCGCATCGCCTGGGCCTTGGTGGCAAAGACCGTCGTCAGCGCAAACACATTATCGACGGCACCGCTCATGTATTCCCCCTGGCGCGCTTCCGGCTCTTTCGGTTTCGCTTTCGGGTGCTGTGGATCACCGGGTTTCGCGGGCTTCGGCTTGCGTTTGAGTTTGACCTTCTGCTTTTGCGGCTTCGGGTCTTTGGTATGCAGCCATTTTGCCGTGACGCCCGTGTACGCCCCACGGTCAGCAATCGTAAACTGGTGCCGGTCGCCCTCACTGCGGGTGATAGTGACCTGCGGGATCGGTTTGCCGCTGGCCGTCACGCCTTTACCGGCCCTGAGAAACAGCAGCCGCCCCATTTTTACCGACACCTCGCCGCCGTTCCGTTCAGCAAGCCGCGTCAGGAATTTAATATCGGACTCCTGCGACTGGTCGATGTGCGGAATTTTTATCCCGGCCAGCTCCGGCGAAACACCGGCCTCCAGTTTGTTGCGCGCGGCGATGGTTTCCACCAGTTTACCGAGCGTGGTGTCATGCCAGGACTCTTCACGCCGAGAATTAAGTGACCCGCGAAAATCCGCACTACGTGCCCGGACAGTCACCACATCGGGCGCGCCCCGGTGCTCAATCTCATCAACGGTAAAACTGCCCTTACCCGTGAGCGCCTCGCCTTTCCAGCCGATAAACAGCGTCAGGACAGCCCCCCGTAACGGCAGTTCGACCAGGCCGTCGGCGTCGTTCAGCTCAATATCAAGCTGGTCAGCCTCAAAGCCCCGGTTATCGGTGAGGGTCATGCTCATCAGCCGGTCGCTGATGTTGCCGGTAATATCCTTACTCTCAATTTTCAGCATATAGGCAGGCGTGCGCGTGCCGCCCGCATTGCCGGTCAGCATCGTCAGCATCAGCCCATCCCCACCATTGCCGTGTATTTCTGTGCCATATCGCCCGCCTGACCCAGAAAGGATTCCGCCTGTTTGCCAATGTCGCCATACAGCTTTGCGAGCGATTCATCAACACGAGTCAGCTTTAACGTAAAGTCGATTTTCCGGGGTGTACCGTCACTGAAAAACACGCTGCCCGTGTCGCTCACGCTGTTGATGACATACATGCCATAGATAAGGCCGTTACCGTCCAGCAACGGCCAGGCGCGCCCCTCTTCCGCCATCAGGCGCAGCGTGTTGAGGGTCAGCTTTCCGCCAGTCAGTTCCGGGTAAAGCACCCCGGCAAGGCTGATACTTTCGTCACCGGGGCCGAGAAACTGAAAGGCATCCCGCTTACCAATGCGGGCGTTTGAGGGCCAGCGGTATTCCGTATCGCGTTGCAGGGTCTGATAGGGCAACGTCTGGCGCATAAACACAAACATTCCAAGTGCGAGCATCATCGTTTTATTCTCCGTCGTGCATCATGCTGGCGCGCGCACGGGCGCGCTTCTCACGTTCGTGGCGTTCCAGTTCCTCGCGAAGCTGGCCGGAAAAACTTCCCCCCGGCGCGCCACCGCCCTGCAACGTGATGTTGTATTCACTTTTGCTCTGGTCGACGTAAGAGCGCCCCGCCGGGGCGGTGACGGGCTGATACGACTGATACCCCGGATACGCACGGGTGACGGGCTGATAAGACGGATCACCCGCCGCAGCCCCGGTGACCAGCGCACTGCCCCCGCTCCGTGCTGCTACCGCACCGGCTTTCGCGGCGGTCTGGTCAAGCGTGGCGGCATCCTTGTTAATCACGCCGAGCTTTTCGAGTACCCAGTCAATGCCGCTGCGCAGTTTGTTAAACGCGGTCAGTGGCAGCATCAGCGCCTCAGCCAGTGCCTGGCCGAACATCACCCCCACATCACGGCAACTGTTGAGCGTCTCCTGTGTCGCCTGTACCGGGGCAATCAGGTCTTTAAACCACTGCCAGACCTTTTGCAGCCAGCCGCTAAGAACGTCAAACACCGGAGCCAGCGGAGCAAAAATATCTGCCACCGGCCCGAATGCGGCGCGCAGCCCCTCCACCACACCACCAAAAAAGGCGCTGATGGGTTCCCAGTATTTTCGGATGAGCAACGCACCGGCGACGATGGCCGCCACGACCGCCACCACCGGCCAGGCAATCGCACCGACGGCGGTCGCTATCGTGCCACCGGCGATACTGAATCCGGTTGCCAGCAGACCCGCCCCGGCAATCAGGGCGTTAATCCCGGCCATCACCGGCCACAGTGCCAGCCCGACGCCACCGAGCACGGCAACCAGCCCCGTTACCGCACCGGCTACCATGACGATGTTGGAGACCAGCGCCGGGTGTGCTTTCACCCACACCGTAAGCTGATTAACCCACTGTGCCGCCGTCTGCGTCAGTCCGCGCAGGCTGTCATCCATGCCGCTGAACACGCCCAGCCGCAGTCCGGATAATGCCCCCTGTAATTTATCCACGTCACCGGACAGGTTATCGCGCAGCGTATTACCCATCGCGTCCGCCGCCCCGCTGACATCATCGAGCTGATTTTTTGGCCCGGCCAGCGCCGCCAGAAATTTCGGTATCTGGTCAACGGATAAATCCTCAACCGGCGTCCCGAACAGCGCGATGGCCGCGTTTGCCCGCTCCGCCGGGTTCTTAATTTTGAGCAGGCCGGTTGCGGTTTTCTGCATGGCCACACGGGCCTTTGCACCCCCGCTGGCGATATCTGTCGACATTTTTTTGGCATCAAGGCCAATCTGCTTGTACGCCGCGACGCTGTTTTTCGACATATCCGAGCCACGGATTGAAAACTCCTTGATGGCATCGCCGGTTTTATCCAGCGCAAATTTCCCCTGTTTCGACATATCGACCAGCAGGGACATGGCCTCCGCACCGGTGAACCCCATATTGCGAAAATGTGTCGAATATTCATGGAGAATCTCTGGCAGTTCGCCGCGCATTTCTGTGGAAACCCGCTGCATTCCTGACACAATCAAATCCATCGCCTGGTCACTGCTCGCGGCCAGCCCGTTTTTCATCATAATGGCCGCAATCTGGATACTCTCCGTTGTGTCGGTGCCAAAGGCAGTCTGCATGTCCAGCGCCTTGCGGGTGATGCGCGTCAGCTCTGCCTCACCGACATTGCCCAGCGTGCCCAGCGTACTGCGCACCGCTGACACCGCGTCGGTTATCTGCTCAATATCACCGCTGATGCCCGACGTGCTGATGTCCTGAATTGCCCTGGTGTACTGTGCACCGCTGGCACTGCTCTCTCCCTGACGGGCTGCAATCAGCGCCCCGCTTTTTTTCGACTCCACCACCGGGGCCATCAGACGGCTTCCGGCAAACAGGCCCGCTGTACCCAGACCGAGCGCGGCAGCGCTGGTATTGCGCGCCCCGGCGACCACATCCCGGCCCCGCTCGTAACGCGCCCGTACCGCGTTGAGTCGCTCCTGTTGCTGCCCCACCCGCGCAAGGGCGGCACGCTGACGTGTGAGGGTGTCAGTGGTCTGTGCAATATTGCTGCGTAGCTGGCGCTCAGCGGCAGAAAGCTGACGCGTATTGATACCCGCCTGTTGCAGCCCGTCGCGCTGACGCTGCACTGACAGGCGCAGGCTGTCATAGGTGGTCTGCAACGCTGACGCGCTTTGCCGCGCACTCTCCAGCGCCCTGACCTGTGCAGTGGTCGGATTCGCCGTGTTGCGCATCTGGAGCGCCAGCGCAGCGGCCTGTGCTTTCGCGTCGTTAAGCGCATTCCCGGTCACTGCAAGTTGTGCGCTGGTTTTCCGAAAGCCCTCAATCTGGCGCGCACGGGCATTGAGGTCTTTCAGTTCGTTCTGAGCGCCCCGGATTTCACCGGACAGGGTTCGGCTTGCCGTCTGTACAGCGTTGAGTGGGCGCGATGCCTGGTCTACTGCTTTGAGCAATACTTGTAACTTAAGACTGTCACTCATATTTATGTCCGCTTCGCTGGAGCGCTTTTTCACGCCAGATAACGATTTCAGTCAGGCTCAGGGGATTTAATTCAGATGGCGGCCAGTGAAAGATCACTGCAATATCCGCCATCAGGTCATCGACCGAGAGATTTTTGGGAAAGGTTAATGTGCCGAACTCGGTGACAAAAAACCGACCACCTTACCGGCCAGCGCCACAAGGTCGGGCAGCTCCAGAGCGGCTAACTCCTGCTCAGTCAGCATCGGTGCCGTCATACGCGGCAGCACTTTAATCAGCGCGTCGACCTCGGCGTTAGCCACCGCCGCCAGACTGACACCGCGCAGCGTACCGGCAGTGGGTTTCATCAGCGTAACCTGATCAATGATTTGTTCACCGCGTACAACCGGCTTATCCAGGGTCACTACATTCTCTTTGTTCATGTGATTTTCTCATTCAGAAGTCAGGAATTAACCGGCCGGACTGTGCGGGCCGGTCATCAGTTACAGGCCGATATTACGGCGGTGCTGCTCCAGCCGGTCGACACCGTTCACTTTCTCAATCATGTTGATGGTGTCGATCTCGACCAGCTCCTTACCGTCAACCGTGAGTCTGTAATAGGTACAGACAACAGAGATTTTCGACGTGGTGTCTTCACCCTGTTTCGCGTCACCGGTGTCGATTTCTTTCTGGCGGCCACGCATGAGCACCTCGACCGCCACAATTGCGCCGGTGTCGTCGCGCTGGTAGGAGCCTGCGAAACGGATCGGCACCGCATCGACCCCCGTCGCACCGTACAGTGTCCAGATAACCTCATCCGGGAAGCCGCCGAGCGACCATTCCATCGACAGGGCGTCATCGTCGAGACCGAAATCCACCGGCGCGACGCCGTTCATCCCCGCCCCGCGCCAGTTTTCGAGCTTGCGGGTCAGCTTTGGCAACGTGACGGAATCGGCCACCCCCTGATAGCTGTAACCGTCCAGAAAAACATTCATGTATTTGAGTTTGCGCGGCATTGCCATTTGTCAGGCTCCTTAGTTGCTGTTGACCGCTGTCACCAGGGTGGCGAGGTATTTGTCAGTGATACGCTGACGTAAGGTCAGGTTTTCCAGCGGGGGAACCGGCGTATAGTCATAATCGATAACCAGTTTTCCGGCCTTGAGGGTGTCTTTGTCGTTAGCCTCTTCGTCAAACCAGCAGGTCGCATCCACGATGTAACCACTGGTTTTGAGTTCGCGGAATTTGGCATTGATGCCATCCACGATGTCGCGGATGAGCGTTGCGGTAACGGGCTTGTCGACCGCCCACATGTGCGCCTGCGCCATCGTGTCAGCGATAACCTGTGCAGTGCGGGTGTAGTTCTCAAAGAGGAAAAGCGGGTCATCGGAGCAGGTGCGGTTACCCCAGAAGCGGAAACCATCCTTGCGGATCAGCGTGGTCACGCCCGCCTCGTTGAGTAAATCCGCATCGGTGCCAGGCTCCTGCAAATCCCAGAAGACCGAGGCACTGATGCCGGTCACGCCCTGCACACCAACGTTAGACAGGGTTTTGTGCCAGCCGACAGTCTGGTCAATGTACGCACGAAGACCGAGCGCGCGGGCGGTGGCGTAAGCCGTGGCGGTCGCATTGCTCACGGTGTCCCAGGCGAGAAAATCCGGCCAGATAACCATCAGCTCACGCTGGCTGAAATTGTCGCGGTATTTGATGGCATCGGATACGGTCTTACAGCCCCACGCACTGACATAACCAAAGGCGCGCAGCTTCTGACAGACGGGGGCAAGCGCCGTCGCCACGTCCAGCGTATCAAACCCCGGCACACCGAGAATGCGCGGCTTAACGCCGGTAACCGCTTCGGCGGTCAGCAGTGCCTTGAGGCCGGTGTATTTACCGTTCTCATCCGTGGTGCCGATGATGTTGGAAATAGTCTGCGCGAGGGCCGCGTCTTCATCGGTGCCGGTGCCCTCAGCCACACGCACAACGACAATCACTGGTTTTGACTGGTCAGCGATGGCCTGTAAGGACGCCGCCAGCGTGCCTTTTTTACCGGCTTTTGCGATGGCGCTCTGCACGTTAGTAATCAGTACCGGCTCGTTAAGGGGAAAGGTCGCCGCATCGGCATCACTGGCGGTGCAGACCATACCGATAATGGCCGTAGAGACGGTGGAAATGACGCGTGTGCCGTCGTTAATCTCGACGACCTGCACGCCATGGTGAAAGTCACTCATCCGTTTAACTCCTGGGTTTAGGGTGAGTGCTATTGTCCGGGGGGATGTGTTGTGCAGCCACAGATTCGGACTGGCTCAGGAATGACACAACTGAAGAAACAATAAAGCGGGCAGCGCCCGCTTTTCTCAGGGGTGTTCCGGCCAGACCGGCGCGGCAGGGTCAACACGGTTTACCAGTACACGGTACTTTTTCAGCGCCGTCAGGGTTGCCACCTCCTCATCACTGGCAATACCGAGTTCAACCGCATCCTGGAGGGGCGCAATACGGGTCGCAATGTCAGCCAGTAAACGCGTCTTCTGGCTCTCTGCCTGTGTCTGTAATTCCTGCGGGGTATATACGCGGGGAATAATTTTTTCCCCGTCATAGACCCAGTTCCCTGTATTATCCACGCGGCGGTTTTCTTCGTTATCCTCCACCTCGGAAACGCTCAGGCCGTCCGGCCACAGGGACGAAACATCGGTAAAACCCGTGGCAATCACTTTAATAATGCCCCGCCCGTCATAGCCGATTTTCATCGTATCCGGTGAAAAATGACGCTGGCTTTCATACCAGTCAGCGCCGCTTTCATCCATCAGAAACAAAACATTCTGTTTTGCCAGCTCCCGTTGTTCTGGCGTGGCGGGTGTGCACGCCCTGAAATTTTTCAGCGTAATATAAGACCCTGACATTATCCTCTCCCGATGGTCAGCCACTGGCCGTTGCGGTAAACCTGGATATAGCTCCAGTACAGATCCTCAACGGAATAATCGCCGTCTTTGTTAACAAATCCGGTCAGGACGGTGTTGCCGTTGCGATAGTCACGCACACCGACTGCCCCCACCTGATGCTCAGCGGTAAAACGCACATCCACCACGCGGTTAATCTGGGCGTCGTTTGCCTTGTTCCAGGCATCATCCGCGCGCGCCTGCACGGCATTCATTCGCGCATCTATGGCATCCCCCAGCCAGGCGCCACCCACACCCCAGCGGGTGCCAAAGATATTGCCGTCCGTTGAAATGACCGTTCCCGTATTGCCAACCTTAAGATAACCATCGACCATTGACATATGCGGCAGCGTTACCCGCCCGGTTTCCGCATCCACGATCAGCGGCCGGGTATTATCCCAGAGTCCGTCCGGGTCGCCCTTGGCGGTTTTCATCAGGTAAAAAGAAGCGCCATCAAAGCGGAAAAAAAAGGCGCGGTCACTCATTCGTAACCGGTAGTTATCGGGACTGGTCGATACCACCTGACCGGACAGTGTGCCGCCAGTCAGTCGCAGAAAACGCCCGTCACTGACCGCTTTCGTGTACGCCTCGCCCGCCGGGGTATAATCGCCTCTGGGCTGGAATGTGCGTGCGAGATAATTCGACAGCCAGTCATTCCCCCAGGCACTGCCACGAATATTCCCCGACGGGTTATCAACCGGGATTGCAGCAAACTGGCTTTGGATCCCCCGCCATTTTTCCGCCAGATGCGCGGACAATAAACCGCCCCAGGCGGGACCGGAAATATCCCCCGTGGCATTGTTCACCGGAATGGCACCGAAGCGGGCATTCAGATTATTGGATAACCATTCACTGTTGCCGCCCGTCCCCCAGATGGTGCCGTAGCTGTTACCATCAATGGCGAATTTAGCGGCCCCGGCATAGATGTTACGCCCGGCAAAAATCTCCCCCAGCTCATTAAAGGTGACGCGACCATATTCAGTTTTATTGGTTGAATCCACGGTGCGAAAAATAAAGCCACCCGTACCCAGCCCCCGGTTATTGGTCAGCCCTGCGGCACCGAACCCGACACCGTTCCAGTCAATCGTCAGTCCCTGCACAGACGGTGAGGCAGGTGTGTTAACGCGCACTGACCCTGCATGGATTTCGTCAATGACATCGAGCCAGGCCATCGCATCGCCGGTGCGCTGGACGGCATTTTCCGCTCTGTTTACCGTGTTCTGTAAACCGATGTTTTGTACAAACAGGGGCTTATTGGGAATGTCCGCACCGTTCCGCTCTTTCGCCAGTCGCGCGCTGGCATTGTCCATGGCGATTTTTACTGCTTTTGGCGTGGCGGCCAGACTCTCGGCCTCGCTGTCGGTCGCATTGCTGAGCTGAGTAAAACCCTTTTCCTGTGTGGTCGCATCGGGATGGCGACGGGATTTTTCATGCGCCGAAATTGCATCATCCACATAATCCTGCGTTGCCATCACCATCGTGGAATCAACGGATAACGCCACCGAGGCGACACTGCTGACAATAATGACCATGCGGCAGGTCTGCGCACGGCCTGACCCCTCGGCCAGTTCCGGCTTGTAGCTTTCGGCCATGTTGGAAACGGCAATCAGCGTCCCCTCATCGTCATAAAGCCCCAGCTCACGCATCCAGAAGCCGCCCACCTCCGGCGGAATAACCAGCTCGGCCACAACATAATTACTGTGCCGGTTATCCTGGCTGATTTTATTCAGGGCATGACGCCAGACCTCATTAACGAGACGGGTCTGGCCTGCATCCGGCACCGGCAGAATACCGCCACCATCACCAACGGCCATTGCGGTGATATTGACTTTCTTACCACCCGGCAGCGTGGCCGCCGCCAGCTTGACCGCACCGGCAGTGGTGATAACGGTTTTAAATTTTGTGCTCATCAGTCCTCACTTATCCGGGGTAAACCGTAATAATGTCGCCATCACAGGCCACACCGCCGGTGAACAGCCAGCCGGGGATATCCTGAATAATGTTCAGGCCAATCAGGTGACGGCTGGCCGGTTTTGCATCGGCAATCAGGCGCTCTATCTCGTAATACATTTCTTCGGTGATGCCGCTTTCCAGCACGCCGATATCCAGGCGAAATGTCCCCGGCGGATCGCTGGTTTCCCACCATTCCGTGATATTGATGAGGTAGCCGAGCGGCTCCACCACCCGCCGGACGGCACCGAGGGTGCCCTTGTGACAGTGAATAAACCACGCATCACGGATAACGGCACGCTTTGTCAGCTCCGGCCACTTTTCATCCCACCGGTCAACGGAAAACGCCCAGGCCAGCCACGGCAGCAGATTTGCCGGGCAGGTGTCAGGGTTCCACAGGGTGCGAAGACTGACGGGCGTCTTTTCGATTTCCGCGCAGGCGCGGGCGGCGGCCACCTCCAGTGGCGAGGAACCCACCGGCAGGAGACGGGCATCACTCATCCGACCCCCCGACCGTAATCGCGTAACGCGTACAGAATGACGCCTGCGTGTTATTGAGCACGATGTCAGCCAGCGGCGCGGTCAGCTCCACGCGCTGCACCCCCTCCACATGGAGCGCGGCATAAATGGCTGACCGGCGAATGTCGCGCCCGATACGGTGTTGCGCGCTGATGTACGCCTCCAGTTTTTTCACGGCAGCGGCGCGGACAGGCTCGCTTTCCGGGCCGGGGTAAAGATAAAGCGTGGCGTCAATCTGGTACGCCACAATTTCGGCAGGCTGTACCGTCACCCGGTCAGCGACCGGCCTGACATCCTCGGCATTCAGGGCATTGCGCACCACCGCGAGCAGTTCATCAGACGCGACGCCGTTGTTTTCACGTGACAGCACGGAAATGGTCACGCAGGCGGGCGACGGACTGGTGACAGAAATGTCAGCAACGCGCCCGTCAGCGCTGCGACCATGGTACTGATACGCCCCCACGGAACCGGCGACGCTCAACCCTTCAAACGCCTGTTGAATACGCAGACGAAAATCGGTGTCAGATTCCATGACGGCAGGCACCGGCGGAATGGCCGTATCGTCGGCAGGGGTCACAATGAGCCGCGCGACATTAAAATTACCGCCGAGCACATCAAGATCCGTTTTTTCGGCATAGGCCAGCATCACCGCCCGCGCCGCCTCATTGACCCGCTGACGCCAGATAACTTCACGGTAGGCATTCTCTTCCAGCAGCTTAACAATCGGCTCTGACTCCAGTAACAGTGTGCGGGCCACGGCGGGTTGTTGCTCCGGGGGGTAAAGCGAAATAAAGGTCGCCTTTCGTGCTGCCAGAATGGTCTCGTAGTCCAGTGTTTCCACCACATCCGGCGCGGGGAGCAGGTTCAGATCGATAATTGTCATGGCTTAACTCACAGGGAGGGTTAAAGAAAACGGGGTGCCGGTATCCGCGACCTGACCTGTCAGACTGACGACCATTCCCCCGTTAAACTGACGTTCCGTGGCGATGGCAGTCAGCGTGACGCGCGGTTCCCATTTCAGCAGTGCCATGTAACAGGCAACTTTGATCTGCAGCTCAAGGGCCGGGGTCTGCGGCTGGTCAATCATCGCCGACAGTAACGAACCGTATTCACGGCGCATCACACGCGACCCCACCGGCGTGCGCAGAATGTCACTCACGCTCTGGCTGATGTGTTCCGCGTCGGTGATTGTCCTGCCGGTGCTGCGGCTCATACCGATATAGCGTGCTGTCATTTTGTGCCCTCCGTCCAGCTCCCGCCCCTTTGCACACCGCCGTGATCATGGTCATCGACCTGCACGCCGTTCGATGTAAATATGCCGCCGGTGTGCGCGATGTTGCCGCGCATAGTGCCGCCTTTCTTCACTTCAAGGGTGGCGGTGGTCAGTTTGTTGGTACAGACCACCTCCGGGGTGTCCATAGTGATACGCTCCGCCGCTTTGACGAGCACCACCGGCACCGTGGCAGTAATAGACTCTGATGCCGTCACGTCAGCGGTTTTTATGCCGCTGACCGTCAGGGCGCTGGTTTTCGGTTCGTACTCAATGACCGCACCATCGGGGAAAGCAACATGCCAGGCGTCCGCCGAGGCAGACGGCGCGGGGTGGTCATCAGAGAAAATGCCCGGCAGCACAAACGCAGTATCCAGTTCACCGCCCACGGCCAGAATAAGCACCTGCTCGCCGACAGACGGGGACCACCACGTGCGCGAGCGACCGGCCCGGTGTGTCAGCCACTGAAGCCAGTCGGTAACAATGCCGCCGGTCTGCACACGACAGCGCCCGGTGTCAGGGTCGGTTTCGACAATAACGCCGGTGCGGATCATGTTGCGCAGTGCGCGGGCGAGTTCCTGAATAGATGAAAGTGTGTTCATAGCGGAAAGGATGCCGCCGGACAGATCCGGCGGCAATGTGAGGGGGTTTTGTCACAGATGACACAACTGACCGGTGCTAACCGGCGAGGTGATTAATTATCGCCTCCTCAACTGTTTTCTGGTCAGACGCAGAGAAACCCAACAGGGGGCGATGCGGATAAAGCAGGGGCTTACCGCCTGGCCCCGGCTTATCCTTAAGCCCGTACTGGTGAACACGGGCGATGCGTTGCACCTTACCGGTAAATTCCACCGCCGCCTCACTGTCGTTGCCGATGGCCTTCATGTAACGACCGGTGCGAAGTTTCGCGAACATTTCCCGTTTTACCCGTCCCTTTTTTCCCCTGATGGCCTGCGGCTTTCGTGCCTCATACGGCGTGCCATCCGGCGCACGTTGAGATTTAATTCGCTGTTGCTGTTGCTGGCGTAGCGTCCGGGCAATCTCCGCACTCAGGCGGCGGCGACCCGCCGGTGACAGCGTGGCAATCAGCGCCGCGATTCTGTTATCAAATGGCGTAAAGATATCGTCACTCATCCCATTGACTCACCAGTTCGTCACGCATATACAGCGCCATAGGGCGGGTTACCGGTTCCGGGAGGGCTGGTTCCGGGATGTTATCAACGTACAGCGCGTCACCGACCTGGCTCACCCGTGTGCGCTCGGTCAGTAACAGGCTGATACTGATATCCATTGAACTGTCATTGTTGATATCGGCAATCCACGTAAAACCCTTTTTCCGCCCCTCGTCCGTGGTCATGATGTCGGGCTGTTGCTCACGCAGCCACGCCAGCACCGGCACGAGCAGCAGGTCAATCTCGCCGCTGAAATCCGTCACCACCACATTGAGCGTGTAACGTTTTTCAAAGGACAGCGACGCGGCAAGCGTTGCCCCCAGGCTGCCACCGTCGATAAACAGGCGCAGCATATCGGGGTTATTGCGCAGCACCGGCACGGCATCAGTCAGGGCTTTTCTCAGGCTGTCGGGTTTCAGCATCTAAATCATCCTGGCATTGTTTGACGGTTTTCACCTGTAGCGCGCAACGCTCCAGCGCGCGCTCAAGGTGGCGAATATCAGCGCTTAAATCGCCGTTCGTCTGTGGGTCGCTGCCCGGCATCGGGCACAGGCTTACTTTCGGGCAGCCGTTGTAAACAATTACCGGCGTCGACGCAGGCGGGGCGGTGGTGCAACCGGCGCACAGCATCAGGAAGGCCAGCGCCATACCAGCGGCGAAATTCGACATTTTCATTCAGTAACCTCGTGATGGTCTTTTCCTGCTCGGCGTCACGTTGCGCGGCCGCGTCCAGTTTCCGGCGCATATCCACCTGCGCCCGCTCGTTTTTATCCGCCCGATCAGTGGCTACACGGAGCTGATTTTTCAGCATACGGGCCAGTGTCTTTTGCTCACTGGCGACCCGGTTCGCTTTCTCAAAGGACGCCTGTAACGTGCTGTTTTCGTGCCGCATCCATAACAGCGCCAGCACGGCCAGCGCCAGCAGAATGAACAGTGTTTTCATGCCATCCCCCCGCCTGCGGTTCGCCACACGGTGATCAGACTGTTAAGCGTGTGCTCATGCTGACCATAACCGGCCCCCGGCAGCGACGCCCAGATATTGCGACAGCGTGAAATGGCCCGCTCAATGCGCCCGGCCCGGATATCTTCCAGTGCACCGCGTTCACTGATTAACTGGATAGCGAGCCTGTCCTGCGACAGCGAGCTGAAATCCGGCAGGGAAAGCTGTTTCTGATAGTGCGGCCAGTAGCGGTAAAGTTGCTGATAGCGCCCTGACGCCGTGGACTTCTCGCCGCGACGGTTAAAGACTTTTGCCGCCCGCCCACCGGCGAACGGGTGATCGCGGTAATCACTGAAAATTTCGGGGCGACCATCCAGCCCGGTAACAATCACGTCATAGCCGCGATTTTTCGTCAGCGGGTGCGTTGCCGTTCCTTCTGACCAGGCCAGCATGTCGAGAAAGGCCGCGATATTCGGGTGTGTGCTAATGGCTGGCATCAGTTACCCCCCCATGGATTTCAGGCGGCGCTTAATGGCGATTTCGACAAACTGATAGCCTGCGATACCAAGCATGGAGCCAATCCCACACACGGCGGTCAGCGGCATATCAGGAAACTGAACCAGCACCACACCCGCCACCATCGAGACAAAACCACCAAGTAACATACGGCCAATAAACAGGCGCGGCGTAATAGCCTCCCCACCCGCCAGCACTTTTCCGACAACGATCATGACGCCAATCACAAACAGCGACAGGACGCCTTTTTCCCCTTCCGTCATGGTTTACTCCCACAGGTTTATTGTCTGACTGACCGGTGCAGACTGAACGTCAGGCAGTTCAACCGCTGTACCGTGCGGCAGCACGGCACCCCATTCAGCCAGTCCCGGATTCGCGGCAAGCACGGCCTCAAAAACCCCCTGCGTGCGCCCGTAGTGGCGGTCACAGAGGGCGTCAAGCGTGTCGCCCTGTTGTGCGTAAATCCGCATCAGATTTGCCCCACGATACAGCGCGGCCTGTCCTGGATACGCGCCACGGCCCAGCGCATATCCCGCCACAGCTCATCAATCGTGGTATCAATGCTGTCGGCTTTTTTGTCCCCCTTCGCGCTCGCATCCACACCGCGATAACGCTCATACAGGGTGGCGGTGGTCATGGCACAGACCGCATTCACGTAGTGAAAAACCCGCTCGCTTTCCCCGTCGATTTTTTCCGCCGGAACATCTGCCAGCAGGGCATAACCGGCGGCCATTTGCTGCGCGCGCCAGTCGAACAGCTCCGCGTTGGTTTCGGCCATGCCGGTTTTAATGGCGCGACGCAGTCGGGCCGGTGACACGGTCTGCTCCAGGCGCATCAGTTCGCGCACGCGCACGGGGTCGATATTGGGAAAGAAGAAGGTGTTTTTAATCACCGGCTCATCAGTGGCAGGCTGGGGAATAATCACCGTGCGGCCCTGCGGTTGTTCGTGTGCATCAATAATCAGTGTCATCATGACTACCTTTCAAAAGGGGTGGGCGGTGGACGCCGGTCGCAGGGCTGGTGAAACACCGCCATTGACCGGCGTGCCGCCCGGCGCGGGGCGCATTCGGTTAACGGGCAATTTTTCGCGGACGACCGCGTTTAGCAGGCGTCGTACTGCCGGGTTTTCGTGCCCGAGTGGCGGTCTTTTTCTGCGGGGCATCCGGCGCGGGGCGCAGTTCACGCGTCAGGCGCTCAATGTCTTTTTTCACCCCGGCGAGACGGTCAAGTTGCATCGCACGCGCCAGATGGGTGAGCGCGTCAGCAGACCCGCCACCATCACGCAGCACAAAGCCGGTAATTTTGTGCAGTTTCGCGCGTACCGGGTCGGGCATATCGGCGGTATCCGTCAGCGCGATCACGTCCTGCAACAGCGCCACATCGACCGGCTCACCAGCCCCATGGGCGCGCATGGCCGCAAGGGCCGCCTCCTCTGCAAACAGGTACGCCGGGGTGCGCTTGTGTCGGCCCGGCATGGTCAGGCCATAACGCAGGGCGTAGCGGGCAATCTCCAGCGCGCCGGCAATGTCACCGGCATCAAGCCGCCACAACATGACCGTCATCAGGATGTCGTCCTGTGCGCCTTTACCGGCGGCCAGTACGCCACTGACCCACGGCGCATAGAACGGCAACAGCTCGCGCTTTTTCACGGCCTTAAGTTCTGTCGAAAAGATATTTTTTAACGTGCGTTGGTCTGCGGCCAGCTTGACCAGCATCTGCTCATAAGCAGTGGCATGGCGCAGCGGGTTTTCCTCCCGCTGCGCGGTGGTCTGGGCCGAGACCCGCATCATGTGACGCTGTGCGGGACTCGACATGGGTTATTCTCCGCCACCAACAGCCGGGGCAAATTTGCCGACACGGATGTTTTCCACCAGGCAACCGGCGGCGTAGTCTTCCACCACATAATCAATGTTCATTGATTCGTAGTTTTCCACACGGTCGCGCTTCGCATTTTCGTCGATATTTCGGCGGTGGCTCTCGTCCATAAAATAAATGGACAGGTTATCCAGACGGGTGATCAGCATGGCGTCAGCCGGGAAAAACGGCACGCGTACCGCCGGTAAGTTACCGATACGCTTCTGGCTGACAATGACATCAGCGGCCAGCATTTCGGTATTGGCCTGCGTCTGGTTCACGAGCGGGAAGTATTTATCGGCCAGCAACTGACGACCGACAATCACCACTAAATCGGGGTCTTCCTGATACCACGGCGCAATCAGGTTATTGGTCGCATCCATCACCACGGCATCGAGATTTGCATAATCCCCGAACTCACCCACGCGGATCACATCTGACTTCACAGCACCGGTGTCATCAGTGATATTTTTCATCACCCGTGCTGGCGCTTCATTGCGGTATTTCTGCAACCAGCCCACGGCAACATCTTCCAGCATCGGGTTAGCCGCACGATCGGAAGTCGCCGCACGCTTCACGCCGTTAAAGCCTGCCATGATGAAATCCAGCCCCTGACGCTTGATGATGGCGTTGCGGATACGTAGCTGGAAATCCTGAAAACGCGCCCACAGGTCAAGGGTCTTGTAACGGATATGAAAATCGAAGTTGATTTGATCACATTCGTATTTGTTGGACTCCAGTTGCGTAAAGTCCTGGGTCTGGCGCTCGTTGCCGCCTGCGGTGTCGGTGGTGCTGGCAATGGAGCCGGTGACACCCACGCCGACCTTTTCCCCCTTGAGTTCATTCACCGGCACAACGTTGATGCGGGTCAGAAAGTCGGACGACTCCTGCACCGTGTCCATCAGCGTCTGCGTGACCGACGGGTTAACGCTGAACTTCTTGGAAATGTCGCCAACGTCGATGCCGTTCAGTTCAGCGATACGGGACAGATAGGCATTAAATTTAAAGCGGGTTTCCGGACGCATATTTTTTCCTGAATAAAGTTAATCGGGTTTACTCACAAGCCGGGCGCTGCGGGTCAGCAGTTCGTCAGACCGGCATCACCACCGCCGCCGGTGCTCAGTTCGCGGCGCGGCTGGCGCGGGTTTTCGGTGTTATCAAGTGAGGTTTTGAGCCGGGTAAACTGCTCGCGGGTTTCGCCGGTCTGGCGGGTCACGTCCTCCTTAAGAGCGGAAAACGCCGCTTCCAGCGAGGAAAAACGCGCTTCGGCGTTGTCGTGACTGGTCTGGACGTGCCCGGCAATCGTGGTCACGGCTTCATGCACATCAGCAAAGCGGGCGTCATCGCTGGCCTGTTTACGGCTGAAAATGCCCTTTACAGTGTCAGTCAGCTTTGCGAGCACGCTTTCAGGCTGGTCTTCAAACTCCAGCGCGGCGAGGGTGGCGACGGAAATCAGATTTTCCGGGCTGGCCTTGAAGCGGTTAAGCGGATTGGTTTTTGCGGTACGGCAGAACTCCAGATATTCCGTACCGAGGCTGGCCGGGTCATCAGTGACCGCCAGACCGACCAGATAGCACTTACCGGTATTGGCAAAATTCGGCTGAATTTCCATGGACGTGTAAACTTTCTGGCCCTTGCCGACCATCTCAACCAGGTTGTCGAGCGGCGCAATTTTGCCGAACAGCGCCCACTTGCCGTTCAGCACGGAATCGTCCTCAATCTTTTCGGCTTTCAGCTCAATCACATCGCCGTAACGGTTGAATGCGCCGTCAGGGTAAATGCCGCGCAGGTGTTCCAGATTGATGCGGCAGCCGTAGACGCGGGGGTCAAACGCTGCGGCCATTTCCTGTATATCCGTGGCGCTGATAACGCGACCATCGCAGGTGTCGCCCTCTACGCCGATACGGAAGAATTTTGAAACTTTTTTTGCCATCGTCAGGAGTCCTGATTGTTGGTGAAGGTTCACGGTTTTGTCGGGACTTAGTTTCCCGACACCGCGCCCCCGTCGCCATCAAACCCGGATGGCTTACCCCTGACACAACAGCGCCTTAGCGAATCACTGGCCGCGCTTAAGTAGCCTTGCCCTGAATCCATTGAGGCGAGGCATTCATGACCATCACCACTGACACCACGCTGTTACATGACCCGCGACGGCAGGCCGCCCTTCTGTACTGGCAGGGGTTTTCCGTGCCACAAATCGCGGAAATGTTGCAGACCAAGCGCCCGACCGTTCAGAGCTGGAAGCAGCGCGACGAATGGGATTTAACCGCGCCGATTAACCGGGTGGAGAGCACGCTGGAGGCCCGGCTTATCCAGCTTTATGCAAAGCCGGAATTAACCGCGCATGACTTTAAAGTCGCGGATTTTTTATCGCGTCAGATGGAGCGGCTCGCCAGAGTCAATCGCTACAGCCAGACCGGTAATGAGGCTGATTTAAATCCGAACGTGGCGAACCGCAACAAAGGGGAACGTAAGAAGCCGAAAAAGAATTTTTTCAGCGATGAGGCTGTCGAAAAACTGGAGGAAATTTTCTTCGGTCAATCCTTTGAATACCAGCTCAACTGGCACCGTGCAGGGCTGGCGCACCGCATCCGCAATATCCTGAAATCACGCCAGATTGGCGCGACATTTTACTTTGCCCGCGAGGCGCTGTTACGCGCGCTTAAAACCGGTCATAACCAGATTTTTTTGTCCGCCAGTAAGACCCAGGCGCACGTGTTCAGAAAATACATTATCGCGTTTGCCCGTCTGGTCGATGTTGACCTGACCGGCGACCCGATTGTCATCGGCAACAACGGCGCAGAGCTGATTTTTCTCGGCACCAACTCCAACACCGCGCAGAGCCATAACGGCGACCTGTATGTCGATGAGATTTTCTGGATCCCCAACTTCCAGCGCCTGCGTAAAGTCGCCTCCGGCATGGCGTCGCAAAAGCACCTGCGCACCACCTATTTTTCCACGCCGTCCTCCCTCGGTCATGGCGCGTATCCGTTCTGGTCTGGCGAACTTTTTAACAAGGGACGCACCAGTGCCAGCGAACGCGTGGACATTGATATCTCCCACACGGCGCTCGCCGGTGGCGTCCTTTGCGCGGACGGACAGTGGCGGCAGATTGTCACCATTGAGGACGCACTGGCGCGCGGCTGCACCCTGTTTGACCTGGACACGCTGAAACAGGAAAACAGCGCGGATGATTTCCGCAACCTGTTTATGTGCGAGTTCGTGGATGACAAAGCGTCGGTATTCCCGTTCGAGGAACTGCAACGCTGCATGGTCGACAGCCTGGAAGAGTGGGAAGACTTCGCGCCGTTTGCAGACCGGCCTTTCGGGCAGCGCACCGTCTGGATTGGTTACGACCCCTCACTACGCGGCGACAGCGCCGGATGCGTGGTGATTGCGCCACCGCTTGTGACTGGTGGCAAATTCCGCATTCTGGAGCGTCACCAGTGGAAAGGAATGGACTTCGCCGCCCAGGCTAACGCCATTCGTGACCTTACCCTTAAATACCACGTCGAATACATCGGCATTGACGCCACCGGCCTCGGCCAGGGGGTGTATCAGCTTGTACGCTCCTTTTTCCCGGCAGCGCGCGAAATCCGTTACACGCCGGAAGTCAAAACCGCCATGGTGCTGAAAGCCAAAGACACCATCGCGCGCGGGTGCCTGGAATACGACGTTTCCGCCACAGACATCACACAGTCGTTTATGTCGATTCGTAAAACCATGACCGGCAGCGGACGCAGCGCCACCTATGAGGCCAGCCGCACCGAGGAAGCCAGTCACGCTGATTTAGCCTGGGCGACCATGCACGTACTGATTAACGAACCGCTCAGCGCCGGAAGCGGCATGGCGGCCACATCCATTCTGGAGTTTAACTGATGAGCAGAAAAAAACAGCGCGCCGCACAGCCGGTCAGCACCGCCGCACAGACCATGGAAGCCTTTACCTTCGGCGAACCCTCACCGGTACTCGACCGCCGGGATATTCTGGATTATGTGGAGTGCATCAGTAATGGCAAATGGTACGAGCCGCCGGTCAGCTTTACCGGTCTGGCTAAAAGCCTGCGTGCCGCCGTACATCACAGCTCCCCCATCTACGTGAAACGTAATATTCTCACGTCGACCTTTATCCCTCACCCACTGTTATCACAACAGGATTTCAGCCGTTTTGTGCTGGATTTTCTGGTGTTCGGCAATGCGTTTTTAGAAAAGCGCATGAGTACCACGGGCCGCGTGATGAAGCTGGAAACCTCCCCGGCCAAATATACCCGCCGTGGCGTTGAGGAGGGTGCTTACTGGTGGGTGCCGTCATTTATTCAGCCGCACGCCTTTGAGCCCGGTTCGGTGTTTCACCTGATGGAGCCGGACATTAACCAGGAGATTTACGGGATGCCGGAATACCTCAGCGCGCTGAATTCCGCCTGGCTGAATGAATCGGCGACCCTGTACCGGCGTAAGTACTACCAGAACGGCGCGCACGCCGGTTACATCATGTACGTGACCGATGCCGCGCAGAGCAGCACCGATGTTGAAGCGATGCGCGATGCTATGCGCAGTTCGAAAGGCCTGGGTAATTTCAAGAATTTATTTTTCTACGCGCCGAGCGGAAAACCGGACGGGATTAAAATCATTCCACTCAGCGAAGTGGCAACGAAGGATGATTTTTTTAATATCAAAAAAGTCAGCGAAAGCGACCTCTTAAGCGCGCATCGCGTACCACCGCAACTGATGGGGATGATGCCTAACAATACTGGCGGATTCGGGGATGTGGTGAAAGCTGCACAGGTCTTTGTGCGTAATGAGCTGACGCCGTTACAAGAGCGATTTAAAGAGATTAATGCCTGGGCTGGAGAGGAGGTGATCCTCTTCCGGGACTACTCGCTGAATATCGTAGACTGATGTATTAGCTCAGACTTGCACTGCCAGTTTCTCTGACATCACAAATCTGATAGCCAGGCCTAATCAACAAGCCGAATTCGGACATTATAATTTATTATCACATGCCGACTTAACCAGAGATTATCCTGAAGATAGAATCCCAAGATTGTTTCTCTAATTCGGCGTTGAATTAACGAGCCACCTGTATTTTTATTGGTGGCTCGTATTGATTATTTATTGGATTTGGTACGGTTACAATCACGACAGAGCATTTGCCCATTATTCAGCTCAGTTTTACCCCCAAGTGACCATGGTTTGATATGGTCAGCTTCCATTTGATTAATTTCAAATTTATTTGGCTGAGGACAAGTAGGGCAAATGCCATCTTGGCGTTCATAGAGTGTCCGTTTTTGGCTATCCGTAAAGGCTCTAAGACTCAAGTGCTTTTCGTTTCTCGTGAGTAGATATTCATATATACCTTTTTTCTTTGTCACTTCATCATCTGCCATTAGTCGAGCAACTTCTAGCTCCAGACTCTTCGGATCGAGATCATCATCTTTGTAGGTATTGTAGAGGGTACCCCAAGAAAGCCCCTTCATTTCTTTACGGTATTTCGGGAACGTAGCACTGACCCAACTGATAACCGCTTGGAAATAAAGCCAAATAGGATTGGCATTTTTATCATGCTGATGTAGTGCCATGTAGCCTTCTATATCACCATCATTTATCCATGAAATAACAGTTTCAAGATAGTCCTGGCGAATAGGGGTACCAGTCATATACTTATCAGCAATTTGTGAAGCTGCGCATTGAGTCTTGGAAAAATAACGTTTTGCATCAGCGGTCCATGAACCTGCATAAACTGCATTTCTCAGCTCCTGCTCTGTTAATTTCTCTCCAGCAATATTGATCGTTCGAAACCAATCCAACTTCTCGCTGTCTGTACCTTGACATTGATATACCGTCAGCTCGTACTCGAGAATAGCCTCTTTTTCGTCTTGTTGTAGATTATGGAAGTAACGATTCTTGTGGGAAAATACGCCATCAACATACTGGCAAATAGAAATGGTGCGTTGCTGTCCATCAATAACCTCAAACCCATCCTCGGTAATTGCCCAGTACATTGTATTGAGAGGAAATTTTCTGGTTATAGTATCAATTACTGCCTCACGCTGGCTGTCCTTGTAAACAAATTCCCTTTGGTATGGCGGGCGGATGTTAAGTTTACCATTAAAACCAATTACTCCGTCTTCCTGGTTATCTTGGTATTCGCTAATCAGGTCTCTAACCGTGATATTTTTCAGTTCTATCTTCACTTGGTCTCCGAGGCTACAGGGTTGCGGTTAAGGATAAAGAGACGCTTGTAAACCCGCTGCCCATTGATAGCAGCCTGAGCAACCCCACTTTCTGGTTTCCAAAGCCCATATGAAAAACCTTTCCCTTCACTTTCTGTGGCACCAATAATCTCAAATTGGTCAGGGTTATATTTGGTAAGGAATGTGATAGGAACCCCCATAGCTCCTTCATAATCCAAGGGAATATCCTGGGTCCTTGATACTTCTATGGCATTATAATTATCATAGCGTGGATAGGACGCTTCATTGCCGTGATAGCGCCGTACCAAAATCATTTCCTCGTGGCGTTTACTGTGGTCAAGGCTGGTATACCAGACTACTCCTGACACGCGAATCATTCCCTCTTTGTGATCTGTATCAGAAGCGGTATCTTCATAGTGCGGAGCTTTGAAATGAGCCATGTTTCTTTTGAAGCCGTAACCTAACCACATCCGATCTTCTTTGATGAGAGGGAATACATCTTTGTAGGTAATCGCGTTTTGGTGCCCAATAATTATAAATTTTTTATTGAAAGCAGCCAATTGAGCCACATATTCCCCAAATAGGGAGAACGGTGGGTTAGTAACGACTATGTCGGCTTCTTGGAGGATGTCAATACATTCGCTGCTGCGAAAATCACCATCGCCCTTGAGCGGGGTAACACCAATATCATCAGCTGTGGGAAGACTGTTCGGAGCGCCGCCTGTGTATTCTAGTTTGATTGCTTCTGCTGAATCCCCTTGGCTAAACAAATCCATCCGCTGACTTCTGTAGCAGGTGGTGATCAGTTTTTTTAGCCCCAAAAACTCAAAGTTCTTAGCAAAATACTCGAAAAAGGCGCTGATGTAAGGGTCATCACAATTGCAATACACTATTTTGTCTTTAAAGTGTTTGCGGTAGTGCCGCAACTCTCTCTCAATGTCAGAAATCTGAGTGTAAAACTCATCTTTCTTATTGCGCTTCGCTGCATGCAAGCCACTATTTTCGTTCGCCATCAGTATCGACTACCTTTCCCGTATAGTTTTGTCTGTAAAGTAAGCTCTGACGCACCCATCAATAACGACATTGAAAAGTTAATCCTTCTCACTCAGTTGGTTATAGATGTCCATTGTCGATTTCAGTAGCTAATAATACTTTCCGAAGACATGCTCCGCAACATTTTGGGGTACGTCGTCAGAAGTTGCCTGGCGCCTAATGTATGAGGTAAGACGTGAACCTGTAAGTTATCAATGCCCAGCAACTGTAAGTATCAAACTGAACCATCAGATAGTCGGTTAGCTCCTCTTTGAACCGCCAGCTTTATGATGCCTTTCCATGCACTCCTTCCACCACACTTATTCCTCACGCGTAGTCATAAAAACACACTCAGCGCGCAGTGCTATCCCCGCCTCGCCTGCCCGCTTTATGGGTCGGTTTTCATGCAGGTACAACATGTCATCGGATCCGCACCAGATTTGGCTGCGATCGTCAAAACAACAGGCTAAAAACGCATGCAGAGTGATGCACCTGATGCATGCAGAGCTAAAAAATGGGTGTTTACCGGAAAATAACATAAAAAAACCGGCCATATCGAGACCGGTCTCGTTGGTATGTGGAGAGTTGTTACTTAGAAAATTTGTTTCTGAGGTAATTAATCATACCCATGATTAATTCACTTAGTGGGGTAGCCAGCTCAATAGCATCAGTCGTTTTTTGTCCATTAATATTTTTATCTGTCGGGTGCTGGAAAGCAGACTTAAGAAGGGTCAGAAGCAATGTCAACCCGACGCCCAGAATGAAAGCGACGATTGCAATCAATGAGCTGGCAGAAAGCCAGTCCGTAGATAAATTTGGCATAGTGATATCATTTTTTGCTGGAGTATCAGTTTTTTTTGCTGAGGCATCCGCTTTTTTCGCGGTTGGCACTGTTTGTTGTGTGGCCTGCTGTTTCGGCTCTGTACACTCGTTTTTTGGTTCGCAGATATCTTTTTCACTTTTCTGCGTTAACGCAAAGGCAATGTTACTTTTCGCCTTAAGGAGACCATCTCCAACTTTAAGTGCAAAATTCAAACCATCCCATAGAAACACTATGGAAAAAAACAGCACAACGACAGACAGAACTAGACGCATTCCCCGTCGTTCCATACCATCGCGGACGTCCCTGCGCAATAAGATATTCGGGTCAGTATCACCACGAGGTGTCGGCGAGGCTGGGGAATTTGATATTTGTGGGGACTGAGTCGGGGACTCACCAGAAAGGTCGACATCTGCCATAAAAAAATCACCATTATTTTTAAGAGTAATGGTGATTTTAAACGGGTTTGAAAAAAGTTAAAGAGCTATCAGTAAGCCATGCCCAGCGCTCTGAGCCGCCAGTACATAGCAGCCTCAGAAACGTTAAAAATGCTTGCCAGGCGCAACGTGCTGTTAACACCTTCCCGGGATACTAATTGACGAATTGCATCCTCTGGCATTAAAAGCTCTGCGGCAAACTGGTTTGCCTCTATTTCACGATAATCATGAGTTCCCGTTGAGTAGTTACCCACGTTATCGCGATGGTATTCTCCATCCTGTGTATGCCCCAAAACATGATGACCGAGCTCATGAGCTATGGTAAAACGTTGACGGTTGCCATGTTCGCTGGAGTCAAAATAAATCCGAGGCACGCCTCTTTTGATGACCGCCAGACCGCTTAACCCATCGTTGTTATACGCCGAATCCCTGAGTGGCTCTACTTTCGCACCCCACGCCGCGGCGAGTTTAAACGGATCGACAGGTAGTCGGCGATCCCAATAGCGATTAAGCAGATTTTTAGCTGCGATGCTCATGGTAGCCTCCTACATTTGAAGTTAAGGGATACAGCCTTAACATGTTTATAATTTCTTGTCAAGACTGTTTTTTCAGCCATTAATATAACACTAATCCCCATTTTCCCATAACATTTTTCATACTCTTTGTGCTGTTTGGCAGACATTTAAAGTGACAATGGGTAGACCTTCTGCATGTTAAAGGTGTTTGTTCGCAAACTTTAGAAGACCAGCAAGACCAAGATAGTTGAGGTATTTTCGACAAACCCAAGTGCCAATCTGGTAATCAACTAACGCCTCGCAGGTTCGTTGTTCAACCCCTCGGGCGGTAAAAAACAAGTTTTTATCACCCGTGACGTTATCTAATTTAACCAGCTATCGTCTTCCCAGACATATTGCATAATTTCCATCACTTGCTTTTTATCTTCGTCCAGTTTTACACCACTCAGCTCTACGCCGTTGGCGCTGCCCTTTCGAATACGAATGACCGTTTTTGGGTACAGTGGGCGCAAATTTCGGTAAAGCTCGGACTCAAGAGCGTCAATCGTTGTCTGGTTAATCTTCTGCTCTTTATCGATCATTATTTCAATGCGCATTGAGATCTTCCTAACTGATAACGTCCATGGTTTTGCTGTATTCATGATTACGAATTTTTGCCATCAGTTCATCGGTCAATTCAGAAACCCACTGAATAGCTAACCTTTTTTCTTCGTCGCTGCACTCACTAGCGGCTACAAGCTTGATAAAAAAATCAATGCGCTGGAGCTTCAACGACTCCAAAAAATAATCCTGCATCACTCCTCCTTTCAACTGCACACAAAAGAAAATACTGTATGCATATACACTGTTTATAAGAACAGTATACGAGTCATTTCAGAATGTAAAATGTTTTTTATTTCTCAAAATTTTCATATTGATATGAATGGGCCACGCTCCGAACTCATAACGCAGTGGTATCAGTACCACTGACGCCATTTATCATCTTCCTGTAACCAACCATTTCTGTAAAAAATGCGCAATCCAGCACCAGAGGGAATACTTCCGCCGCGAAGAAGCAGCTCGATCTCCTGTTCACTACCGTCAACCCCCCTAGAAGTCAGTTCCGCCTCAAGCAGCAGGCGCTGATGTCGTGAAATGATCTGTTTGTATGCCTTTTTCCTCTTCGGTTTAACCAGCCTCAGCCGGGCTGTAAGCTCGCGCCGCTCTTTCTGGCTCATACTGTGCAGGTATTCGTGCAGTTCTGCCTTATCCATGGTTTGAATTTCGGGTAAATCTCCCCCTGCCTGGCTCAAATTTTCAACAGGGGGACAGTTATTGCCACGAGTCCAAGGGGCGCAAGCGCCCTGGTCGGCTGTCGCCTCCTGAACGTCAACGGCTTTACGAACCATTTTCCACTTCACCGCATGAGTACAAATCCGGCCCTCTGCAATCGGCGACCAGATGCCATAAATTCGGGTACTGTGATCGCCGTAAGCGCTCGGTTCCTCGTTAAGCTCGTATGCCGTTCTGACTAAGTGGTGTTTACGTGGAACCAGCACGCCACCCTGTTTCATAATGTAGGTAGCAAAACAGCCCACATCAGCAGCAGCCAGCACCGCATCGAGACGCGGGTTATCCAGTACCGGCGCACCGGCTTTGCTACCGTCCTGTCGCCTTTCTGCCTGCCCTGCCAGTAAACGTAATTCGCGGTACGCCTGACGCCCCGGAATACCAAAAAATCGGAATTGCTGGACACGGTGCAGTGACGCCCAGGCGCTGACATGTTCCGCGTTATCTCGCAACGATTTTCCGGTTTCCTTACTGATTTCATTAGCCAGCCCGCGCCCGTCAATATTCTTGCTGATGTATTTGGCAATGTAGCTGGTCGGTGTTCCCTTACGCGGATTGATAAGCTCGGACTTGAAGCGCGGCCCCGTATTGTTACCCAGTTCCTCGCGGTCTTCGCGGATAGCGAATTTTCGCAACAATGCGGAGACAGAGCGGCGGTCTTTTTTGCGCATAAAGCACAACAGGTGCCAATGCACAGTGCCGTCATGGTGTGGCTCTGCAACGCGCACGCCATACCAGCGAAGACCGGCTTTATGCATGGCTTTGCGGAAGGCGGCAAACGTATCAACCAGATAATCACTACTCTGTCGTACAGTCGCGCTGGTCCACTTCGGATTGGGCCTGCCGTTACTGAGGGTCGCATGGAAGCGAGACGGACAAGTGATGGTGTAAAATACCGCACAGTCCCCGCGCATTTCTGCAATAAGTTCCAGCCCTTTTACGCACGCCATCATTTCATTGCGACGGTGTGCAGGATTGCTGGCGCTGGCATTAATGACATCCTCCATATCCAGCGTGTCACCGTCTTCATTAACCAGTTCATGCGAACGAAAGAATTCCAGCGATTTGCGGCGCTGTTCGCGTTTGTGGATCACGGCTTCATAGCTGACATACGGGGACGCTTTCTTGTTGACCAGGCAGACGGCGCGCAACTGCTCCTCCCGCCATTCACAGCGCATTCTCCACAACTTGCGATACCACCAGTCAGCACACAGCATTCGGGCCAGTGAACCGGGTATAAGGTCATAGGGAACAGGTTTGCGACGGTGTTTCTTTCGGCGCAATTGCTCAAATGCAGGCGGAACAACCTCAAGGCGCATGACTTCTGCGGCCACCCTTTCCCACACCTTGCGGATTTCTTCTGGTTTTACGTCATCAGTGACAAAAAGATCACCGCTGGCCGCATCGAGACACATGCTCATATGTGCCGCAACGAGGGTAGACAGGCGTTTAACCTGCTCCTGATTCATTTCAGGCAGCATCAGTAATCCGTCCAGCCCGTCATGACTCGCCATGAACCGGAAAGAAGAAGAAACCTGGCTTTCGCGTGTACGCTCCAGCCGCTCAAGGCATGGCCTGATAGTATCGTGCAGATAGCGGGAATAAGCTTTCGGTCTGCCGAGACCGTGGAAAAATTTAATCCGCTCCAGCATGGGCTTGCTGATATGGGAAGGGGCAGCGCTTACATCGGACAGAATGACCAGATCAGGATCAAAACTCTGTTGTTCACGAGCCATTCTGGCACGGCTGATGAGTCTGTCCTGCTCCATATCGCGATGGACTGGATCACGGGATTCGTTAAAGAAATAGCGTTCCCAGACCTCATCACTCAGCGCTTCACGGCGCAGTTTTTCATGCGCATTATCAGCAGTGTAAAGAGTGATCAGTTTTGAAAGTGCAGACTCCGGCGCAACGTCCGCCGGGTCAAAATACGGGTTAACTGCTTTTTTCGGGGTTTTCCAGGAAAAGGCCACGGCGGTTTCATCTGAGCCGCCGGTGGTTTCTACATGATGGGACATAAATTTACTGGCCGTCACGCCCTGACTCCGGCAATAACAGAACGATCAGAACCAGTGGCAAAATCAACACCGAACAAGCCCGCCGACTTTGTGGCAATAATTTCCTCGGCCGATTTTCCCTTACCGGCGGCAATGCCCAGGCTACGCGGTGCGGTGATACGGTGGCGCTTGAAATTGCGATAAAGCGAACGGGTCAGAAACGTGTCGCTGTTGGACACGATTACCGGATGGCCTTCTGATGAACGGCGCTCAAGAATAGATGCCAGATGATACTGGTCGTCCTCTGTAAAACCGGCTGTGTGATATCCGCTGAATGTGCTGTCATAAGGGGGATCGCAATAAATCACGTCACCATCTTTCAGCATTGAAAGCGTTTCGGCATAGCTGGCACAGATAAACGTTGCGTGCTGGGCTTTGTCGGCGAATGCCAGTATTTCGGTTTCCGGGAAATAAGGTTTTTTATAATTCCCGTATGGCACATTGAATCCGCCACTTTTGTTATATCGGCATAAACCTCGATAACAATGGCGATTGAGGAAAAGAAATGCAGCGGCACGCCAAAATTCACCACTCGATTTACCGTAATTAAAATGATGACGAATATGTTGAAAACCTTCCTTATTACATTTTTTAAAAAGACCAGATGCAATCATAAGGAAAAATTCAGGGTCTTCCTTAATCTTCTGGTACATATTAATCAGGTCAGGGTTAATGTCTGCGACAAGATATGCAGGATAATCCGTTGCCATCATGACAGCACAGGAGCCTGCGAAAGGTTCAACCAGGCGCGCGCCAGCGGGCAGATGCTTTTTTAATTCCGGCATGATGGCGGTTTTATTGCCAGCCCATTTCAGGATAGTGCTCATACCGCCCCCCCGTTGTAATGTTTGCCTTTTAGCTCTGCGACTTCCTGACAGGTGACACAGAACTGCACGCCGGGAATAACGTAACGGCGTACAGGTGGGATTGGTGCTTCGCATTCAATGCAAAATATGCGGGAAGCGCCCGGCACTTTTGCACGGGCTGCATTAATATGGCGTTGGCGCTCCTCTTCAACGCGCTGTTGTACGATGTCCATTGCGTCGGCCATTAATGTATCTCCGCCGCTTCGTTCTGAATGTTTTCAGCAACAGTGCGCAGCAGCTCTGCCGCCTCAACATGGTTAAGCTGGCGGGAAGAAATATGGCAAGCCAGACTATCAAGACGGGCCGCCATTGCCGCCGCGCGTGCCCGGCGTTCTTCCATGCGTGCATCAGTCAGCAACTGGTTAAGCCCTGCATCATCTGGGCCGCTTTTTGTAAATCGGGTTTCAATATTTCGCATCGTTTGTTCTCCTGAATTTGGGCAAAGGAATACCCGGCGGGTTTACGCCTTTAATTTCTGTTGTTGGTTAATTCGGCATGGCTAGCCGAGTGGGAAATAAACTCACCACTGTACGGAAATGGTTCATTGCATTAATCAGCTCCCGCTTTTCGTCAGTCGTCAGCTCACTAATATTGACGCTATGACGTTCAGCCGGAATCTTTGCCATAAAGAATATTGCGGCAAGTGCGCGTTTATTCTGCTCATGGTTAATCTCCCGTTGGCTCCGCATATCGCTAATAAATCGCTCCAGCTCTGAATCAATATTTAAGCCAAACACTTTCGCCCTTAATTCCGCGATGTGGTTTAACCCATTAAGGCGGAGACCAGCGTTTAGCGGAACAGTCGCAGCATCGCCTTCAATAGCCATGGTATCCCCTGCTTTGTAGTGGAGAGTCCTGCCAGCAGCGCATCTTGCGAGCTGCATGGATGCCAGCGCTTGCCATCCTTACCCATAATCCAGCCGTTACCGTAGTGCATTGCCGGACTTTGCTTAACGAGTAGTGATGCGAAAGATGGTTCATTTTCCAACATAGCCACCTCAAATAAGGCCGAATGAAGCACCGATACCGCTCATGGTATCAACCGCGCTTGCCATAGCCGGGTTAGCCTGGAGTCGAGCCTGCAATGCGAGAGCTGACAACGAAAGCATGCGGATACCAGCATTAACGCTTTCAATCATGTTGCTTCTGCGAGCCGGGGTCAGACGCTCATCAGAGACCACACCGCTCGCCAGCTCGCCAAGCTCCCCCATAGCGCGCATGACATAGGACTGCAATTTGTCTTTTGCCAGTTCGTTGACTGGTACGCATGGCAGGCAATTAATCTGAGCCAGAAAACCATCAACGAGGGTTGAGTCTTCGGTCAGGTCAGTCAACGCCCATATCTCGCGGGGCGTTAACTGGTGTGGCGAATCAGGGGTGAGCTTATTACGCAAAGTTTGAGGTTTAATACCTGCCAGCTTTGCCAAAGCGGTGATGTCGTGTCGTTTAGCAAATGCCCGGCAGGCTTCGTCAAAGTGAGAATGTTTAGAAATATGAAAATCAAACATGCTGGCCTCGAAAAAAGTTCTCATAATTGAACTTACTGGCCCACGATGATGCGAAAGTTAGAATGACCAAGGGACTCACGAACCTGATCAGCTTTGTACATCAGATAACGGAGGCTAACGCGCCCCTTATTCTTATCCTTCTTCACCATGTATTTAGCGAGCTGCCCATGATGGATTTTCTGGTAAACAGAGCCGCGGGAAATCCCTTCCCATTCCGCAAACTCTGCAGGTGTCGCCATCTCTTTTGGTACACGAATTGAAATATCGGTGCTCATAGTGCAATATCTCTCGATTAAGGTTTGGTTTACGTCGTTTTATCTTGTCTTTTTTGATTCAATAATTGATACGTCGAGATACTACGATCCAATATTTGATACGTCAATAGGATTGAAAAATGATACAGGTGAAGACTGGCGAAGATACCGGAGGTAAAGAGGCGATCCATAGACTTATGGCTGCCTACAATTTCAAGTCCAGACAACAGCTTTGCGATCATCTGGGCGCATCAAAAAGCACTATGGCAAACAGATACTTAAGGGATAGCTTTCCCGCTGAATGGGTAATTCAGTGTGCTCTTGAGACGGGAGTTTCTTTACTGTGGCTAACCACCGGGCAGGGCGAGCCAGGTTCAAATATTGACACAGAAAAAAACATCAATTTCGTGAACTCAGGCAAGGTAAAGCATCTTTCTGACCTCATTTCTCCCGAAATTGACAAAGTCACTTTAACTGGTGGTTCGTTAGTTGAAGCAGGGAAAGCAATCATCGACAGCAGCCTGCTCCCCTCGGACTCCAACAATCTACTTTTGGTAAATACTGCTGGGGGTTCTTACTTGGTTGACCGCAATCAAACACCACCAGTTAATGGGATGTGGCTTGTTGATGTCGATGGGATAAAAAGCATCGTTAAGCTCACTCGTCTTCCAGGTAATCGGTTAGTTGTTCATCAAGATGATTCCTCATTCGAATGCAGCCTGGACGACCTTGAGGTGCTAGGTAGAGCCTTGAAAATCATTAAGAGCCTTTGATATGACGATAAGGAAGCAGCCAAACGGAAAATGGCTTTGTGAATGTTACCCGAGCGGGCGCGAGGGTAAACGCGTGCGCAAGCAATTTGCGACGAAAGGTGAGGCCGTAGCATTCGAAAACTTCACCATGGATGAAGTAAACAAAAAGCCGTGGCTGGGGGAGAAGGAAGATCGACGGAAACTTTCGGAGTTGATTGAGCAGTGGCATTCCCTCTACGGGCAGACTCTCGCAGACCCCAAACGTCTGATGGCGAAGCTCAGCATCATTTGTAACGGCCTTGGCGATCCCGTGGCCTCAGAACTTACAGCCGGTGAGTTTACGAAATACCGTGAAGCACGGTTAAAGGGCGAACTACGAAATGAAGATGGCGCGCTTATGCCGCCAGTTAAGCCCCGAACGGTAAACCTTGAGCAACGCAACCTCTCATCAGTTTTCGGCACGCTGAAAAAGCTAGGTCACTGGTCAGCCCCCAACCCGCTCGCCGGGCTTCCAACGTTCAAGATCGCCGAGGGCGAGCTGGCGTTCATGGCTCCTGAAGAAATTAAACGCCTGCTGGATGCTTGTGCGGATTCTCAAAGCAGCAGCCTACTGACGATTGCAAAAATCTGCTTAGCTACTGGCGCACGCTGGAGTGAAGCCGAAAATCTACAGGGCCATCAGCTATCGAAATACCGCATCACCTACACAAAAACCAAAGGCAAGAAAAACCGGACCGTGCCGATATCTCAGGAACTGTACGATGAACTCCCCAAGAACAGAGGGAAGCTATTCACGCCATGCAGAAAGGCTTTTGAGCGTGCAATTAAACGGGCTGGCATCGACTTGCCAGAGGGGCAGTGTACTCATGTGCTACGCCATACTTTCGCCAGTCACTTTATGATGAACGGCGGGAACATACTTGTTCTTAAAGAAATTCTAGGTCATGCCGATATAAAGATGACCATGATTTACGCACATTTTTCTCCAGACCATCTTGAAGATGCCGTAACAAAAAACCCTTTAACATTGATTGGTATTTCATAATGCAATATTTCCTAATAATACTCCCAGCAATAATAATAATTTTCACATTAGTAATCATAAATTATTTTTGGAGTCTTTCACTCAATGCCAGAAGCCTAGCACGACAACCTTTATTTTGGCTTTCCATATTGACACCTATATCACTTTTTTTATATTTCGGCTATTTTGCATGGTCAGGACATAAAGCACAACTTGATACAAATGGGCTAAATAATTTTTACTTAATAAGTAAAATTCCATTATTAATCCTTGCTTCTTCAGTACCCCTAACTGCTATGGTCGCTAATTTACACCGTACAATACAAACAGAGGCACAAATAAACGAGACTAAAAAGAAAAACTCAAGCGACATTTACTACTCCCATTTCAAGTTTTATACAGAAGCATTTTCCAAAATCCCTTCATATAGCTTAGAGTATAAAGACCTTGCGAAAGAATTGTCATTAAATAAAGTTTTTAAACTCTATCGTGAGACCTTTCCTTTATCTAATCATGAAGAGTCAGAGTCGCATTCGACACAAGTCAATGAAGAATATTTTTTAGAAATAGTTAATTTATGGAATGGCATCAACATAAAAATCGAAGAACACAATAGTGAATATCAAAAGTATTTGCAAAGTAAGGACAAACCTAACTACCCTATACATGAATTACACATAGTATTAAATGAAATAGAATTAACACTTATTCAAATATGTAAAAGACTTTTCATTTCAGGCTACGCTTACAAACATAGTGCTATTTATAGTTTACAACCAAACTCAATAAATCCAAGTGGTAAAAAAGTATTGCACAGTGGTTTTTTTAGTCATAATGATATGTGTGAAACTATTGAACATGTCGAAAAAATTTGCATAAAAATCATGGATATTATTAATCCTAATTGTTTCAGCTCAAATAAAGATGAGTTAATAAATCGCGAGCATTGGTTATCTTTTAAACTTTTTACAACCCTTAATATACGTGGTTATTTTAATCATATGCCATATAGACAACCAGAATATCTTCCTTAATGATGGCGGCGATTTGGCGACAGAGCAGTAAAAACGCTTAAAACAGGCAAAGACGACACAAGACTAACACACTGTTTTTAATCATAAATTACTGTTTTTGTTGATGCTGAAATGGTATGTAGGAATTTCGGACGCGGGTTCAACTCCCGCCAGCCGCTCTTCCGGATACGTCCAGGGAAATCCTGAAAGCCCGCTCGGCACAAGCCCTGCGGGCTTTTTTGTGTCTGTAATCGTCCGGGGTCATCCGGCTAAATCCAGAGAAAATTGGTACACGTTATACTGTGGGCCAAAAACGTGCATCAATTATGGAAGGGATCCAGACATGTCGCGCATCACTCGCCCCCTCACTAACAACGAAATCCTCAAAGCTAAACCTCGCGAAAAAGACTTCACCCTTCATGATGGTGATGGCCTGTTCTTACTCGTAAAAACCTCTGGTAAGAAACTGTGGCGCTTCCGCTACCAGCGCCCATCCAGTAGTAACCGAACTAATCTAAGTCTCGGCTCATACCCATCCCTAACACTTGCAGCGGCACGCCAGATACGCGACCAGCATTTAACTACACTCGCGCAAGGGATAGATCCTCAACAGCAGCAGGAGCAAGCCTCAGAACAACGTCAGATTGAGTTGAACAGTATTTTCTCAACCGTGGCCGCTAACTGGTTCCAGGTTAAAAGCACAAGCGTCACAGAAGATTATGCGAAAGATATTTGGCGTTCTTTGGATAAAGACATTTTCCCTGTTATCGGCGCGATACCCGTTCAGGAGATAAAGGCTAAAACGATTGTTGAAGCACTGGAGCCGATCAAAGCCCGTGGAGCACTTGAGACAGTTCGTCGTCTGGTACAGCGAATTAATGAAATAATGATATATGCGGTAAATACAGGCCTGATTGATGCTAATCCGGCATCAGGTGTAGGCATGGCCTTTGAAAAGCCAAAAAAGCAGAACATGCCAACACTGCGGCCAGAAGAATTACCGAAACTCATGCGCTCAATAACCATGTCTAATTTATCCATTCCGACACGTTGCCTGATTGAATGGCAACTTTTGACACTTGTGCGGCCTTCTGAAGCTTCCGGTTCTCGATGGGAAGAGATCGACCTTGACGCAAAACTTTGGACAATTCCAGCATAACGGATGAAGGCAAAACGAGAACATATTGTTCCTTTATCGCCTCAGGCGTTAGATATTCTTGAGGTAATGAAGCCAATCAGTACTCATCGATAATATATTTTCCCAAGTAGAAATGATCCAAAGCAACCAATGAATAGCCAGACGGCAAATGCTGCTTTAAAACGGATTGGATATGGTGGTAAGTTAGTAGCTCATGGCCTACGGTCAATTGCAAGTACTGCCCTCAACGAAGCTGGGTTCAATGCGGATGTAATAGAATCGGCATTAGCTCATAGTGATCGAAATGAGGTTCGCCGTGCTTACAACCGTGCCTTGTATCTTCAAAAAAGGAGAGAATTGATGGTATGATGGGAAAATCTCGTTAGAGAATAGTTTTATCCGAAGCTGTACATTTAAGATATTAATATCCACGAAAATTATCGAAGGCGAAAAATGCTTGAAAGTAACAGATACTTGGCTTTTTTAGATGAAATTCGTGCTCTACCCAGCGACGATGACTCTTTAAAAGATTTTTGCAGAAGAAAGATAATTCACGGCACACCATTTATTTTTAAAGAAAGAGAAGATGAATACTATTATTTTTTAAAGCAAATAGCTGTGAAATTTTCGATACCCTTCAATAATATACATATTTCAGGGTCAGGAAAATTGGGTTTTTCATTTATTAAAAAACGGATTTTAGTCTTAATTCTGATATTGATGTTGCAATTATATCACACACCCTTTTTGATAAAGTAATGGACATAGTAGGTGATTTTCAAATTTCATTGAGACAAAGTAATGTTTTTTTGACAGCCCGACAGCAAGAGTATTATTTTGAATTCTTAAAATACTCAGCAATGGGATGGATAAGACCAGATTTACTACCTATAAAATCTTATCCTAATGAATTTAGAACTGAATGGTTTGATTTTTTTAAAAGTATTTCGTATAGAAATTGCATAGCTGGTAATTTTAAAGTTACTGCAGGTGTGTTTAAATCATATGAATGCTTTGAAAAATATACACTTACTGGCTTAGATAAACTTACAATTAAATTACTTTGAGTTAAGACTATGAAAATTGAGACGAACAGCATCACCCCAAGAGTTTCTGACCTATACAAACAAATAAGAGATGGCTCTTTGATTTTAAAACCACCGTTTCAAAGAAATTTCGTATGGACAATGAAACATCAAGAGGAATTTATTGACACTATACTTAAGGGCTTCCCTTTTCCTGAAGTATATGTATGTGACGGAGAAATAGATACAGTAACCTTCAATTCAACTACGCTTGTAATAGACGGGCAACAACGCTTAACAACAATTAAGCGGTACATAGAGGGTGAAGGCACACACGAATTCAAAAACACTCCAAAATACAATGATCTTACGACAGAAGAAAAAGAGTCTTTCCTCGGTTATAAGGTTGTCGTTCGTAATATTGGTAATGTTGAAGAAAATATCATCAGAGAAGTGTTCAGAAGAATAAATTTAACGAAATTTAGTCTCGATGCAATCGAAATTCAAAATGCCATTTATGATGGTGAGTTTATACAAACAGCCAAAAACATATTGGACTCAATCGACATTAAGGATTATGGGGTTCTAAAAACTTCAGAGCTAGATAGAATGGCTGATCTCCATTATATTTTATTGATAATGGCAACAATAGAAAATGGAGGTTATTTTTCACAGGATGCTGAGCTTGAAGGTATTATAGAAAAATTCAACGAGGAGTATCCAGGAAAAGATTACATGACACAAGTGTTAATAAGTTCATTTGAATTAGTTGACAAATGCAATTTACCTCAAGACTCAGTTTGGTTTAGAAAATCAAACTTTTTCTCTTTATTAGTTGAGTTATCTATTTTTCTTATGCAACGGAATGAAAAAAGTTGCACAACAGATCCATCGCGTGTTTTACCGGCAGTTGATGCTCTTGCAGTATTATTGAATCAATTTTCTAAAGATCTCTATCGTCTTAAAGACAGTGAGTCTCCTTACAAGGAATACTATCCTTGCATGTATCAAGGCACGAACAATCGTAAATCAAGAGTAATCCGTTCTGATACAATTCGGGATATGATCCTTTCTAAACTCTAAACGCGGATTTGGGTAGCCATGATTAGACTACCCAAATTTTTCCTTTCATCAAATTAAATAACTTACTTTTGCGCGCAGTGCTTTCCCCGCCTCGCCTGCCCGCTTAACGGGGCGGTTTTAATGCAGGTGCATGAACCGGCTCAGGCCGCGCCGGGACTGGTGCGGCAAGGGATAAAAAAGGTGCGTAAACACATGCAAAACCATGCACCCTGTAGATGCATGGCATAATTCAGGAAAAATAGCGGGATTTACGGGGATTTTCAGGCGGGGTGCTGCGCGGCCATGTCTGCACACCGGCGCGCATAAATCTGGTTCTGTGCGGGCGTATATTTTTCCTGATTATCTGCCCGCGAAGCCGCGTCAGGCGTGTTTCCGGCGGCAATTAAAATATCATTATCCTGCGCACAATAATGAATTTCCTGACCAGTGATCAGCCATGCGGCCAGCGCATCACGCAGATACGTGGTTGCGCGGTCGAGGGCACGGCGTTTAATAAATTCCGGCTGGCCGTTCAGCGCTTTTAATTCCGAGGCCAGCACGGCGTCCAGTGTGGCCCCGTGTTCCTGCATAAATCCCTCAAGGCCGTTTTGTATGCTGACGTGCTGTAAGGTTTCATGCGAGCGGATATAGCGACCGGCAGCCCGGTTAATCTGCCATTTATTCACCTCAATGTGCCCGCGCAGTGCCGCCACCCTGACCGGGCAGTTTTCATTGTCCCCGGAAAGGTGGTCGTTCAGCGCCTGCTCGGCCTGTGCACGTTCCGTTTTCAGGTTAAGCCAGGCGGTTTTGTCGGTCTGACAGATGTCAAAGGCCTGCTGTGGTGTGAGTGTGGTCAACGGTGTTCTCTCCGTGGTCTTTAACAGTGTATGAGAGGGTGTATTTACGGTGC